ACTAGATATCAAAGCCTGGATGATGAAATTGGTAAACATAGCGGACTTAAAATCCGCCGGCTGTAATGGCCTTGACGGTTCGAGTCCGTCTCCAGGTACCAAACATTATGATAAATATATGATGAGGGAGCTCTGTTAGGAAACTAACAGTCTGCAGGTTCCCTCGCCCTAATATTATGTCAAACCTTAATTTAACTATACCAATTGTTACTGCAACAGCTATGTTAAAAACGTCGCAGTATAAAGAAACAGTAGTAAAGGTACTACAATCACCAGATGGCGATAGAATTGTAAAAACAAATTATATTGTTACATTATACGATCGGGGTGGTATTATACATACAACGACTACTAGTAATACTGTAGACTTTACTATTTAATAATTAAGATTTCGCCAGTTCTCTATCCAACTTCTACTATTCTGCATGGTATTACTAATTGCTACTTGTAGCTCATGTGGTAAACGTTTCCTTACATCTTTGTTGCTAAATGTTTTATCTATTTCTCCATGCCTTAATATAAAGTAAGGATCTTTTAGTTGTTCTACTAACAATTCCATGAGTTCTTGTTTTGCTACTGAATCAGGAGCAATGATTGGATTCGCTTTAAAGAATTCGTACAGTTCTACTTCAGGTTTAATCCAATCTTCGAAATTTTGTTTCCAATTGTGTGGACTTTGAATAGCTCGGTCACTCTTAACAAACAAGTGAGGAAGTTCTGCTTGTAATATAGAGAACATAACCTTACCTTGTGTTTGTGCCTTACCAACTGTACCTTCTCTTTTTCTTCCAGACCATTGATCAACAGTTTCATGCTCTACAGGAATACCTAGTACACCAGTAGTATAGTCTGTCCATTTCCAAATGTCAACAAACCTTATAGTTGCTTTCGGCTCTACAAACGGAAGTAATGCACTAATAGATAGTGCAGGGTCTAAGTGGCCTTCGCCAAAAGTAAAGTCAGGCAAAGTGGAACTGTTCATAGTAGAACAGATTGTTGCTTTCATATATTTAACAAACGTTAACCACATATATAACTCACGTTGTTGTTTGGACCACGGTCCGCTTTTATATTTTAATAGATTTTCGAGATTAAAATTCTGTTCTAGATTTTCCCTTCCTCCTGCATGATAAGAACGTGGCATACTCATTTCTCTCATACTACATCCGAGTGGATCATAGGTTATCATGCATAATGCTGAAATATATCTATGTAAAGGATCGCGTATACAAAACTTCAAGTCACTAGTACTGATACGTGATGTAGGTTGTCGGTACCGGTCCACGTTAACTTCGGGTGGGTGGCCTGTATGTGCTTCTAAATCATGATACCTTTCACCTTGTTCATGCTCTAACTCACTTAATGTGTTTAGCCATGTCGATTGATCTGAATGCGATAGATCATATACATACGATGAAGCATTTCTTTTTGCTACTGCCCATGTTTCGATAATATCCTGTTCGGCTATCAGATTTGGATTGTTTCGCGATGGCGTCTTGAAGCCGCCAGTTATGTTTTTTCTTACGTTATAATAATTAAAAGTTCCCATACACATATTTATCTTTTCAAATAGATAAATACAGTTATAATAAAAAAATTAGCGTAGGAGGCTATTATGGCTGATCAAGACGAAAAAGCAGAAGTAAGTATGAGTCGGAAAGAATATGATGCATTAAAGGCTGGCGGTGTACCTGCACCAACAGGCGAGCAATATGATTCTAGAGGATTTAAAACAATCGAAGGAATGGAAGCGGCAGATATAAACGGAGATGGACACATCTCACAGACTGAAGCGGAAATGCACTTAGAGTTCAAAAGAAAAGAACTAGAAGATGCAGACGCTATGAGAGACGCACAACGTAAGATGGCGTGGTTCTCATTGTTTGGAATGTTACTATATCCAGCGGCAGTAGTTGTTGCGAGTTTAGCCGGTCTAAGCGAAGCACAGGCAACACTAGGATCAATGGCACCAACATACTTTGTAGCAGTTGCTGGTATTGTTGCGGCGTTCTTCGGAGCTCAGGCTTTTAGTGCCAAAAAATAAGTAGGTGTTCGATAGACGATCGGTGTTTCATACAAGAAGATAAATAGTTGTATGGAGCACACTTTCGTTAAACATTTTGCTAGATTAATAACAGATCACGAGCTCGGCAATGAAGATGTTGCCGAATATTTTGATGTTGTTCAGTCCCATGTACCTGCTAAACTCGTTATAGCGTATACAAACGATCACGAAATGGTCAGTGCAGAAGTTACATTATACTCCACATCAGAAGACCGCACCATTTACGAAATAGTCCTTACAGAACAACTAGATATTACAGAAGGTGAAGAGATTGCCGATGAGCTTGCAGAAGTATTCGCCGACATTGATTTCGACTTCGAAACCTCCCTAGAAATATAAAGGTTGACCCCTACCCAGAATCCTGCTATAATGTGTCTTACGACGCATAAATATTAATTATAAACACACTAGACAGGAAGCACAATGCCATTTAATAAAACATTTAACGAAGAAGAGAAAACTCGCCTCAAAAAACTAATCGATGAAGGTATGCAAGTTACATACGAAGTAGAAACTCTCAAGGAAGGTTTAAGGGAAACTGTTAAAGCAATAGCAGAAGAAATGGACCTTAAAGCAGGCGTACTCAACAAAGCAATTAGAATTGCACATAAGTCAAGTTTCCAAGATGAATTTGATAAGTTCGACGAACTTGAAACTATTTTAGAGACCGTCGGCAGAACTCTGTAGCAGTTATTATGCACGAACCTTTCGAAATCTGTCCACAGGTTTTCGATGAATCAGAAATAGCATTCATTAAATCATGTGGTGACGCAAGTAACACTATAGAGCAAACTGGAGTCTTTTCAAGAACAAGAGGCACAATAGCATTACCGCCTATGATTGTAAAGAAACTTAAAAAAGCAGTACAAAGAAGTAGTTACTATGAAGCGTTTAGATTATTTTTTCCTACAAAGTTTGAAAGATTTATCATGTCTACATATGACACCGAACAATCTTTTAAGGTTCATCATGATGTATCTCAAAACGCAAAAGGAGATTCTCTTTACGACAGAAAAATTAGCATAGCTGTTTTACTGAATAATGATTATGAAGGTGGAGAGTTTTTTATGCATGACGTAGGATTAGATGAACCATTTTTAATAACGTTACATCCAGGCGATGTATTATTGTTCCCTAGTTTCTGCGATCATTCAATGAATGCTATTACATCAGGACAACGAATATCCCTTTCTACTTGGGTAACAGGACCACGATGGTGCTAATTATCTTGACATTTTTAATTTATAACGTATAATAGGTACATATGAGCTACGTTGATGCATTTTACGATAAAACAAAAGACATAATAAGAGTTGTCGAGAGAGTCAATGGTAAAAGAATTTATATAGACCATAGACCAGAATACAACTTTTTTGTGCAAGACGCCAGAGGTACACACAATAGTATATATGGTGAGAAGGTGTCTGAAGTTAGGTGCAAGTCTAACAAAGAGTTCCGCAGGAACGTTGCTCTTAATACGCACAATAAAACGTATGAGAGTGATATTAGACCTATTAACAAAACAATATCCAAGCACTACAACGGTGCCGAGCAACCAGTATTACATACAGCATTCGTTGATATTGAAGTAGACTTTGATCCTGAAAGAGGATATAGTTCACCTGAAGATGCATTTATGGAAATAACTTCGGTAGGTGTTTACTTGCAATGGATGGATGCCATGGTATGTTTAGCAGTCCCACCTAAGACTTTAAGTTGGGGACAAGCAAATGCAATAGCAAGTAACATGCCAGAAGTAGTATTATTTAAAACTGAGAAGGAAATGCTTAAAACATTCTTAGAGCTTATTGAAGACTCTGATGTAATAAGTGGCTGGAACTCAGAGGGTTACGATATTCCGTATACTACTAACCGTATTATTAAAGTGTTAGGAAAAGCAGAGACTCGTAAGTTATGTTTGTTTGATCAGTTTCCTAAGCAAAGAACATATGAAGCATTTGGTAATGAGCGAGAAACATATGACTTAATTGGTCGTGTACACTTAGACTATATGCAACTGTATAGAAAGTATAACTACGAAGAACGTCATTCATATAGGCTTGACTTTATTGCTGAAATGGAATTAGGTGAAAAGAAAGTAGCGTACGAAGGTTCACTTGACAGCCTATACAATCATGACTTTGAAAAGTTCTTAGAATATAACATACAAGATGTTATGCTGTTGGATAAGTTAGACAAGAAGTTACAGTTTATTGACTTAGCAAATACTATTGCACACGACAACACCGTATTGCTTCCAACGACAATGGGTGCTGTTGCTACAACAGAGCAGGCAATTATTAACGAAGCACACAGACGTGGCATGGTTGTACCTGATAGAAAACGCTATTCAAAAGATAAAGAAAATACACAGGCGGCTGGAGCCTATGTGGCATTCCCTAAGAAAGGTTTCCACAGATGGGTAGGCAGTATGGATTTAAATAGTCTATACCCTAGTGTGTTTAGAGCTCTCAACATGGGAGCAGAAACAGTTGTAGGACAGCTAAGACCTGACTACACCGACCAAGAGATAAATGATAAAGTAACATTAGAGAAGAAGTCTTTTGCAGATGCTTGGTTAGGTAAGTTTGGCAGTAACGAATATGAACTAGTGATGGCTAAAGATGTTTCTAAACCGTTACAACTTGATATGGAAGACGGCTCATCAGTAGAAGTAACAGGAGCAGATGTATATAATTTAATATTCAACGCTGGCCAACCTTGGAACATTAGTGCTAACGGTACTATATTTAAAACAGACTTTCAAGGCATTGTACCTGGACTACTAGAGCGTTGGTACGCAGAAAGACAAATACTACAAAGTAAAAAGAAGAATGCTACTACAGACGGACAGAAGGCATTCTATGACAAGCGACAGTTAGTTAAGAAGATTAACTTGAACAGCTTATATGGTGCGATTCTTAATCCAGGCTGTAGGTTCTTTGATAAGAGAATAGGGCAGAGTACTACACTAACAGGTAGAGCAATTACAAAACACATGGGAGCAGAAACTAATCGTATGTTTACAGGGGTGTATGATCACACTGGTGACACTATGATATATGGTGACACTGACTCTGTT